TACACCATGGCACATTATAGTAGCTGCAAAGGGTTGCTTAGAGTGAATGAGGAACATAGTACTCGCTCTTACATAACGCCAACCTTTTTTCTCTTTATTCGTTTTGATTTGCCACTCGATATAATCATCATAATCTTTGTATTGGTGTATCTGCATTATTTCAACCTCGTCACATGGGATCTATGGATCCTGCAATTAATAATTCCATTGTAATATTTATCATCTAATAATACGGCTCGATCAAACTGTTCCTTTGTTTCAAGATACGACATCTCACCTTTTGTCTTACAGAAGTGTAGTATCTCTCGATAGAATGCGTCGTCGCCCTTCTCTTCATATAATTGTTTTACAGTCTCGGATGAACCATAATATGTTTTCCAATCTGATTCAACGATGCTACGTCGCTTGCGTGTCTTACCCTTAAGTGGTGGCTGTGTTTTCTTTGACCAGAATCCTTTCTTACCAACATACTTCATATCATTTGTACGGTCAGTAATAATATAAACAAACCCCTGCCAGTCATTCAGGTTTTCTATCCAGGTAATACCGTCCTGTGACGCAAAGGGCATGAGGTCAATAGTTGAAGCAAAAGGCTTATCTTTATAATACCACATTAAAACCATTCCTGTGGCATTATACGTTCTATATCATGTAGCTCATCCATATTAGGGAATGATACACTGAGTAACACTCGTTCTTTATCCGAATGATTGTATGCACTGTGTGCTGCTTTTGTTGAAAAGAATATAGGCTTGCGTATATTATACCAGTGATATATCTCTGGCTCATACTCGAAACGCAATGCTGAACCGTTTACTTGTTCACCCTCATGTGGCGCACGTACTGTTGGCTCGCCGAGTCTATGATTGGCTACACAGAAACAACTGTTTTCTAGGTCTACTTGAATGGGAAAGTTAACACAACCAGGTCGGTTTGAATCAGTATGAATAGGACCGAGGCCGCTGTGAGGTGGGTTAACCATCCAGGTTAAATGCAAATCTACATTGAACCATTCCCACAGGAGATCATATGCTTCATGTGGTTTTTTACATTGAATGTATTCTTGATATTGATCACCATAGATTTTGTGAGTTAAATCAACATTCCCACTTGTCCATAGTGCTTGCAAATCTTGCACTAACTTATCTGGCACATTATGTAATATTTTTAATGTATTAGGCGTCATCGCTATCATATTCCGAATCAATAAAAATTGGGTTACTTACCTCTCCACACATAGGACAGTGCTCGGGTTCGTCTTCCTCATTTACCACTGTAATACTAGTATGTATATCACAATGATCGCAGTTAATCTCATATTCAAAATGTTTCAATAATTTATGCCTCGCAGGATACGCAAGTCATAATATCTCGAACTAATTCCTGAGCAGGGTTTGATGATCTCTGATAATAAAATGTCTTCACTCCTAGTCTCCACCCTTCTATTATGAGGGCGTTGATATCTTTGACCGGAGCTTCATGAGGAATCATGAGATTTAAACTCTGGCTTTGATCTATATATGCTTGCCGTGCAGCTGCTTGCTGAACAACATTCAATGGTGATATCTCAGAGAAGGTTTTGAATACATTCTTTTCGTTCTCGGATAAGAAGTCAAGGTGTTGTACTGAACCTTTATGAATAAGAATTGATTCCCATGTTTCTTCATTATCATATCCATGCTGTCTTAGCACTTCATCTAACCAAGGATTACGATATGTAAATACACCTTTAGCTAAGTCTTTTACAAAATAGTTAGAGGCAAGAGGTTCAATAGACGGAGAGACTTGCCCGAGGATAAAGGAAGAACTTGTGGTAGGAGCAATAGCACACCGAGTAAGATTGCGCTCACCATAACCTTCCATACCAGCTGGTTCACCATAGATCTCCGCCATTTCTTTTGATGCTTCGAGTGATTTATCATTAATAAACTTACTGATTTCTTCACCCAGTTCGAGAGCATCAAACGACTCGAATGGCATCATTTTAGAATGTAGTAGTGAATGCCAACCAAGTTGACCAATACCAAGTGCACGCCAATGTTTAGCAAATGCATGTGCAGTTTCCATAAACCGAACACCCTTTGTTTTGCGAATGTATTCTTCCATTACAGCATCAAGAAAGTATGTCATTGTCTCTACTGCATCTGTATCTTTCCAATCATCCCATGTAACAAGGTTCATAGATGATAGGTTACAAACAAATGTCCAATCCTTACTGGATGGTAATGCTATCTCTGAACATAAGTTAGACGCATGGATTGGAAAGTTATGATCTTTCAATGCTTGTGGTTTATTATTGTTTACTGTATCAGAAAAGAACAGATATGGATAACCAGTCTCTTTTCGTTTACGTAAGACCTTTGCCCATATGATACGCTTATCACCGTCTCCAGTAATCATATCTTTCATCCAGTCATCTGGTATTGTTACACCAATTGATATGTTTTGAATTGGTGCACCTGGTTCTCTTATGTCAAGAAACTCACTAATATCAGGGTGATCGATGTTAAGATAAGCAGCGAAAGCGCCGCGTCGTACGGAGCCTTGAGATATAACATCGGTGCTAGTATCAAACAAACGCATATAATGAACAGGCCCATCAGCTTTTCCTCCGCCTTTAATCATGCTTCCCCTCGGTCTTAAGGCACCGAAGTAACCTGATGTGCCAGCACCCATCTTAGTCTGTACACCAACCTCTGCCATCTTCTGCAGAATCTCTTCAATTGAATCTTCTATCTTTACACCATTACAAGAGATGGGTAAACCACGCTGTGCGCCAAAGTTTGACCACACTGGTGATGACAGGCTATAATAACCTGCAAGCATATAAGAGTTAAATTTTCGTGCGAAGCCAGGTTTATTGAGTATCTTCTCTGCTGCTTCTGCTATTGCTTCTATGCGTTCTTCTGCTGATACACCTTCTTCAAGATAACCTCGAGACAGAAAAGTACGCGAATCTTCGTTTAGCCAATCGAATGCCATAATATAAACTCCTTAAAATAAATCGTCTGCTGATACACCTTGACCTCGGGCATAATCAACAGGTCTGCCATGGAAGAAATCTACCATGTTTGCACCATAAAGTCCTTCATCGAACCACTTCGTAAGTTTAATCTGTTCTTCATCATATGTAATGTTATGATTAAACCCTATTTGTTTTAGACTATCTACCATACGCTTCTTAATAAACTCAATAAGAATATCGCTTGATAGTCCAAGCTCTTCGTAATCGCCCATGATCCAACGAATAACATTAGACTCATAACCGATTGCCATTTCAATCTCTTCTGCAATACGGGATTCTAATTCTGCATCAAACAGATCAGGGTATTCTTCACGCATTGTATTGATAATCTTAATGCCACACTGTGCGTGTAACATTTCTTCGTTTCGTGTATACTTCACTTGCTGTGCTGTATCTTTCAGAATAGCTTTATTCTTATTCATATGTAAAATGATATAGAATTGACTAAACAATGATACGTTCTCTACAAATAAAGTAAACAGTGTAATAGCATAGATGTATTGCTTACGCTCATCTTTAAATGCTTTCTGACTGTACTTACGCAGATAATCAACACGACCAGCAATAATAGGATTCTCAAGATTGCGTTCAAATATATCAGTAATACCCAATACATCTAATAGCTTTTCATATGCCATGTTATGAATAACTTCAGAGTTACCCATAGCATAGCCAAGATCACGTAATGATGGATGTGGTAGATTGTCACCGAGGTTTGCCCAGAACGTTTTTACTGCTACTTCAATCTGACCGATTGCAGAGAGTGCTCTCACAAGAACCTGTCGTTCTTGGTCTGTCATTTCTGATTTGAATTGTGAGTAATCGCTAGTGAAGTTGAATTCATCCGGAGTCCAAAACCCACTCCATATGGTCTCAATAAAAGGTTTAGTCCAGGGGTAAAGATCGGGTTTTCTTGAGATTTGTTCTTCAAATAGCATATGGATTCTCCGGATATAAAACAGTTGTATGCCTAAGTGTGAAAACAAAGGCATTCTGTTTTCGTATTTGTGTTTCTGATATTATAATTATATATCAAAACGCAAACCTTGTAAACAGCTAAATGCGCTATTTTAGGAAATTAATTTACAATATAAGGTGTTTTATTCTTGAGGTAGTCCAGCATCATCCGGGGCATTATCTAAAGCCTGTTCATAATATAATATGATGTCTTTCTGTTGTAGAATGTACCTACGCATATCAGCAATCGTCATTGCAAGGTTCTCATAACCCTGTGCTGATATTGCCATGAATGCAAGTAGACCTTCTTCTTCTTTAAACTTAGCAAGGAAGTCATCAAGATTTGTTTCAGATACAACATACCATCTCACATCAGTGAGCTGTAGTTGTT